CGCGGCCGGCGTCCTGCTGCAAAGCGTTGACGCCACCAGCGCTGATGCCGGTGTCGTCGCAGCCGTTCGACTCTGCGAGGTTCGCCTCGATGCAATGCAGTGGGCCGCTGGCTTGCTGCAGGCTGACATCGATGCCGCGCTGGTCGATCTGGCAACCAAATTCATCGTCGCCCGCTAATCGCGGCATCACTTAACGAAAGGATTTTAGAAAATGGATATCTACCGCGATTATTTCACCCGCGAAAGCTTGGTCGCCTCGGTTGCTCAGGCGCCCTACGTTCCGGGTCAACTGGCTGCGATGGGGATTTTTGAAACCCGCGGCCTGACTTCGACCACGATGGCGGCTGAAGAACTCGGCCTGAACAACGTCGGCCCGTCTGCAGCGATCCCGCGCGGCGCCCCTGCAAAGGCGATGACGCTGGATAAGCGCAAGGCGCATACCTTCGTCACTTCGACCTTCGCCGAATCCCTGCCGGTCTATGCCGACGAAGTTCTGAACGTGCGCGCTGCCGGCACCACCGGCGCGATCGAAGTCATCCAGACCCGCCGCGACGAAGCGATCGCCAAGCTGCGCGCATGGGCTGATGCGCAACATGAATACCTGCGCATGGCGACCCTCCTGTCGCCGAACAACGCTTTCGGCTCGAAGCCCGCAGACGGTTCGCTGGCTCTCGCGACCGACGCGACCAAGACCCGCGCAGAAATCTTTACCAAGGTCATCAAGCCGATCGAAGCCGCGCTGAAGGGCGTTCCGTTCTCCGGCGTGACCGTTCAATGCTCCGACGAGTTTTGGGTTGACCTGATCGAAAACAAAGCGATCAAGGACACCTACCTTGGCTATCAAGCGGCCGCTGAACTGCGCGGCGATCCGCGCGATTCGTTCATGTTCGGCGGCGTGACTTGGGAGCGCTATCGCGGCAGCGACAGCACCAAGATCACCACCAACAAAGCGGTCGCCGTCCCGACCGGCGTCGCCGGCCTTTTCCTCCAAGGCTTCGCTCCCGATGACACGATCGACAGCGTTGGTGCCGGCGCAATGGGCGCGCCCTACTACCCGCGCTCCGAAGCGATGAAGGGCGGCAAGGGCTGGGAACTGACCATGCACACGCACCCGGTCATGGTCTGCACCCGTCCCGCTGCGATCGTCACTCTGGTCAAGGCTTAAAGTCTCCTCCTGACCGTGCATAACGGTTTTGGCCGGGCCTAACCCGCCCGGCCTTTTTACAAGAGCATCGCAATGGCATACGCGACCGAAGCAAACATGATCGAAAGATTCGGGGAAACTGAAATCCTCGAATTGACCGATCGCGACAAGGATTCCGAAGTCGATTCTGCGGTCCTTGACGGCGCGCTGTCCGATGCCGATGCGTTGATCGATGGATATCTCGCGGCCCGCTATACGCTGCCGCTGGCTTCCGTCCCTTCATTGCTCATCGGCCCGGCTTGTGACATTGCGCGGTTCAAGCTTTGGGATGATCGCGCGCCGGACGAAGTGCGCAAGCGCTATGACGACGCGCTGGCATTGCTGAAGCTGATCAGCAACGGAACGGTCGTGCTTCCGCCTGATGCGCAAGGCGAAAAGCCCGCGGCATCTGCGTCGATGGAATTCTATTCACAGACGCGCGTGTTCACCGAAGAAACCCTAGCCGATTATTGAAATGGCATCCGCTTTCTCGATTCTTGTCAGCGATGTCGGCCTGCAGCGCAAACTTGCGAAGCTTTCGCAAACTGCGACCAACAAGGTGCTTTACCAGCGGGTCGGCGCCGCGATTCTGACGCAGGTTCAGCTAGGCTTCCGCAATGCTTCCGATCCTTGGGGGTTTGCGTGGGCGAAGCCGAAGCTGCGCGACGGGCAACCGCTTTCTGATACCGGGCGCCTGCGGAGATCCATTCGGGCCGTCGCCGATGATGAAGGCGTCACCGTTGGCACGAACCTGATTTATGCGCCGATCCACCAGTTCGGCGGAACGATCGTCCCGAAAAAGGCGAAATTTCTGCGCTTCCCGAATCCGGCCGGCGGGTTCTTTTTCAAAAAATCAGTGTTCATCCCTGCGCGCCCATACCTGCCGATTGATCCGGCATCTGGCGAGACTCAGCTTCCGCCGAAATGGCGCGCCGCGGTCGTCGGGCGGATTCGCGCCCACTTCCTCGAAGCAATGAAGGACGCAGGCTGATGTTCGCGCAACTTGAAAACGCAATCGTCGAAAGGCTTCGTCAAAGGCTGGATGAATCGATCACCGTCACCAGCCTTGCCGAATTGGCGCGCGTCCCTGAAATGCGCCAAAAGGCGCCCGCTGTTTTCGTCGTCTACGGCGGATATGCCGAAGGCGATACAAAGGTCAACGTGCCGCATATCCAGCAAATCACGCAGTCATGGGACATCGTATGCGTGGCGAAGAATGCGGCCGGTGGTGGCGATCCTACGGCGGCTAAGTCCGATGTCAGCGCCATCGCTTCCGAAGTTCTTTCCGCCTTGCTTGGCTTCAGCGTTGCAGGCGGAATTCGGCTGCGCTTGAGCGATGCGCCCGGGCCTGAATATGACGGCGGATTTGCCTACCTGCCGATTGGTTTCTCATGCCGGTCAACCTTCAAAGGCGACCCGGAATAACACCCCACCCTAACCAAAGGAGATTCAAAAATGGCTGTCTATTCTTACATCGGTTCCGGCAAAGCTTACCTGCGCGAAGTCGGTTCCGCGGCCGGCTTGATTGAAGTCGGCAACTGCTCTGCGCTGAATTTTGCGGTGACCGAAGAAGCGAAGGAACTGAAGGATTACACCCAGCCCGGCGGCGGCACCTATAACGAAGTCAAGCGGATCAGCGCTGTCGAAATGTCTATGACCATGCATGACCTCAGCCCGTCGAACCTTGCGCGCGCGCTTTATGGCTCGACCAGCACTGTCGCTTCGGCAGCGGTCATCGATGAAGTCCACACCGCATATGACGACACCTTCATCCCGTTCGATTTCATTCCCGCTGCGACCCCTGCTCCTGTCGTCAAGGATGCCGCGACCGGCCTGATCACCTATGTCGCCGGCACGGATTACGAAGTTCGCCCGGGCGGCATCTTCGTTCTCGGCACTGGCTCGATCGTCAGCGCTGCCGATCTTGAGATCAGCTACACCAAGGCTGCGTCCGATGTCGTTGAAGCGCTGACGTCAAGCGGCAAGGAATACGAACTTGTTTTCGACGGCCTGAATGAAGCCCGCAGCGGCAAAAAAACCATGATCACCGCGCATCGCGTGAAGATCGGCGCAGCGCAAAACCTGTCGATGATCGGCGAGGATTACGCAGCGCTCGAAGTCACCGGAAAACTGCTGAAGGATTCCACGAAAAACGGCACCACCATCAGCCAATACTTCAAGGTCGCGATCGAGCAGTAACTCAACCCGGCGCGGCTTTCGGTTATGGCAAAAATCAGGGACTATTCAGTCTCGATCAACTCAACCGCCGCCGCGTCAATTGCGGTGGAAATGCCCGAGCATGTCTCGGGCGATCTGCTGCTGTTCTGGTTTAACAAGGACTCGGCATCCGGCGGGCCGTCAACGCCGTCAGGGTGGAGTGTTCCGACTGCGTTCGGCAGCAACCCGCTGAACTCGACAGGCTCGGGCAACTACCTGTTCGCCAAGCGGGCAACAAGCAATTCTGAAGCGCTTGGGTCGGTCGCTTACACCAGCGAAACCGCAATCTGTATCGTCATCGCGATCAGCGGGTGCTTTGGATCGACTGTCGATGATGCGATCACCAATGTCGTGAAAGCCGGCGCCGATGATTCGACGCCTCCGCTTGGCGACGGCGCGGCAATTACCCCGACCTATGCCAACTCGCTCGTTCTGAGCCTGCTTGGAACTGACTCTGGCATCGGCCCGTTCTGCCTGCCGGGTTGGGTTAACCTATTCGGTGGTGACGCCGGGTCGAACTCGCTTGCAGTCAGCTACACGCATGCTGAATCAGCATCGTCAGTTTCGCACCCGGGATATTGGGGCGGGTTGGCCGACGATTCGCGCAACGCGCTGATCGCAATCAGGGACGACGGAAACCTTACCGAAGCGGAAGCCTACGTTGATCGCTCATCTGTTGGCGCATCGTTGATTTCTCCGCTTGTCGGAACGTCCGGAACTCCTGAACGGGGAACATGGAAAGCCGCGACGCCGCTTTCGCTTGCAACTGTCGGATCGAAAAGCACGGCCTTCGATGCCATTGGAGCATCTGCCGACTCTGGCTGGAACCCCTTCAATGGCGCGGCAAGCTTTACTCCTAACGCATCAACGACACTTCTCGGCGGCAGCGAATTGGGAATGACGACCGCCGCGGCTCGATCGCGCGAGTTTGGGCTATGGTCGTTAACCCTGCCGCGCGATTACATCGACCTCGGGAAATCGTCGGCAGGCGGCATGGTGTTTGTCGCCGCTGACGCGGAAAACGACTACAAGGCGTGGATTATCGGGGCGCAACTCGACAAGACCACGAAGCCTCTTGGCTACAACCCCTATTCGATCCAGATCGATCAGGCGGTCAATACGCAGTACGCAGCATCCGGAACCCTTGGCGACATCAACAAATATTTGTGGCTCGCGTCCAGCTATTTCGGTGCTGTTGCATGGCGGGCAACGATGCTTTGGGAACTCAGCACAACCCGGGTATATGGCGGGTCGCCGACGACCCCGATGAACTTCGATCAGCTTGCCAACGCTGTGAACAATGGAACCGGCACGCTTCCATTGTTCGATCAATCCGGCGCGGCTGCGACGATCTGGACCGATATCCGCATCGGCGGATCGCAGTCAACGCACTGCCTGATCGACGGAAAAGTTTTCCAGTGGCCGCGCGCCGCTGATGGGGTTGATTATCTGAACTTCCACGTTGATCCAGATACGATCGGCATCGACTTTCAGGGATCGAATGGCGACACGCTTCATTTCCCGAACTGTGTCTTTACTTCGGATTCGTCTTTCCTTTGGGGGTTTGCCTCAAGCCATGATCCGGGGGCTTCGCTTGATTTCAGTGGCACCCGTGTTGCTGGCGCGAAGGTGACGCTTCGCGATACCGTCGAACTTGAAGGCATCACGTTTCTCGGCTGCACCCGCTTG